GAAAGAGTATATTTTAAAGCTGAACTTAAAGTTGGTGTAATATATTTGTACATCTTAACAGTTGTAATGTTACTTAATATAGATGTGTCAGCGTTATTAATACTTTCAGTAAGTTGTGAGTGTCTAAACATACCAGCAAAATCGTTTAATGTTCCTGAATTATAAATTGAAATAGTATTTAATACATTTGTTTCAATTGTAGATACGTCTTTTATAGTTTTACCAGAATCATATTTAAAACTTACTATCAATGTTATGAAAGTTGTTTCTGGATCTATAATTACAGGTGTTACAGAGGCAACAGCATATTGCTTAAGACTTCGCACAATACTATTTTTTGTTGTAACAGTTAAATTAGAACCTGATTTTGCTTTAATAGAAATATAAACTTTACCATAGTCAGGAGTTTCAGCATCTTCACCGCCATAAACTTGAACGGCCTGAGCATTTGCATATAAACTTTTAACTAGAACTTTATAATCATCAGCTGTTACAGCACGGTCTTGAGCTGTGTAATCTCTTGGTGCATTATATTTTATTGATGTAATATTTTCTTTATCAGAACCGCCATTTGCACTATCAATTGTTGTTACAGTTGCACTTGTAAATCCGCCAATACTTCCTGATAGAGTAAAAGTTGAAGCACCATTAGGAGCAAACCTATTACCAGTAATATAATCCATAATAATAATATTACCATCAGCAACAGATTTTCCTAAAACACCATCACCAAAGTAAACTTCAAATCTTCCACTTTCAATTTCTTGTAAAAAATAAACTTTAGATGTTGAATCTAATCCTGTAATACCATTTGCTAATGTATATGTGTTTGTTGTAGAATCTGAAGAGGACTCTTGAACCTTAATTCTTAAAGTTGTTGTATCAACACTATCATTTGGTATAATAAATCGCTGGTCAATATCAGATGAACTAACTGTATATTTGTAATTTAAATATGAACCTTCATATATTGGTAAACTACTAAATTTATAAACGCCATCAATTGGTGTAATACTTACATCTTCTTTATTAACAAAAGTATAAGATTGACTATCAACTGATGTTGTGAACTGTGTGCCTGCTGCCATTATAACTGAAGAGCCGCTAGCATTATTAACAAGCACATCAATAACAGCTTTTGAAGATGTGGAACTTGTAGGAGTGTATCCCACTTGTTTTGCTAATGATACAACACTTGAACGTAAGTCAGCACTATCAAGATACATTTCGTTTGCTAACATATTAGCATTGTATCCTAAATAATGTGTATTGTATGCTAATGTATCAAGTAAAACAGACATACCAGAACCTTCAAAATCATAATCTGAAAATTCGTCTTGCTGTCTTAAAAATGTTTTTAGATTGTCTTTGATACCATCAAAGTCTAATTCTGATATTTCTAATTTCGTTGCCATATTATCTTAATCTCTCCAAAAAGGTTTCTACCGTAACTGGTTCTGGATAATTAACTACATAAAAAGATATTTGACAAGCGTATCCATTTCTATCAAACATTGGTTGTGCGTTCACTTGAACTAACCTACATCTTGGTTCATAATTTTTAATTAGTAACTCAATTTGTTTAGATATAACATGAGTAATTTGTGGGGTAATGTTTTCAAATAACATTGCTCTCAAATTAGACCCTATCTCAGGATGAAAAGGTCTCTCATAATGATTTGTATTAATCAAATTTCGTACACTTCTTTTTACTGCTTCAGCATCCGTAAGTTTTTGGATATCACTAGTGGCAGTATTTTTTTGAAAGTCTAAGTTTAAGTCCTTGTAAATTCTAGAACTTCTTTTACTTTCGTTGGTCTGTGTAGCATCGTATCTTGACATTGAGTAATCTCTCCTATGTAATATTTATACCGTTACCCTGCAAACACGTTAGAAGAACCTGCAGCTACAGATGTACAAGCAGTTATACCATCTCCTACTCTCCCACAACCTTTGCCATTAACTTTTACAGTTGATGACCCAGATGATATTGCTTTTGCATGAGTAGGGCATGGTGCACCAGGTAATAGATGAGCAGTATTTACATCACCTTGCCTTGATACTCCAATACTATTTACAAATACATTACTTGACCCTGCAGCTCTTTTTGGAACACTACAATGTAGTACATCAG